AGGCCCACATTACCAAAAATTTTATCTAATTTTACTAAAAAAATGGGCCAAATAGTTCCAAATCAAAGGGCCATAATTGTATTGATTACACACGTTATCGCCAATACGAGTGGATATGGTGCAAGCAGAATGGCCGATTCAGGATGTAAAATTCAATTTCAATCAGATACTAGATTAGAGGTAAAATCAATTGCCCCATGGATGCAGGGCGATGAACAGATAGGTCAGAGTGTAACATGGAAAGTGTTTTGGTCGTCTGTTGGTTCTCCGGGCCATGAATTCCAAAATTGGATCAGATATGGGCATGGTATAGATAATATTCAAGAAATTTTAATGATAGGTCAGGAGGCCGGTTTAATTAGTCAGGCCCTTTCATGGTTTACATGTAATTTTATGCTTGATAATCCAGATCTTATCATAAAGATAAATGGAATAGAAAAATCAGAGGCTGCCAAGATAAAAGAAGATCCAGAAAAAATTCTTAAATTGTGCAAGTTTCAGGGGATAGAAAAGGTCTATAATTTTCTCAAGGATAATCCATTAGCGTATACTTTACTACAAGATAAAATAAAAGAAATGTTATGTTAGTATACGGACTAGATGGTAAAGAATATAAAATGACTATGAGATGTAAAACCTATAATGAGGAAAGTAAATCTAGTTATCATAAAAGGGCTAGAATCTTATTAAAGGATGTATATCCATTTGATACTATTAGAGAAGAGATTTTATTACCGGGCACGAAAACAACATTTAATAAGTTAGATCTATTTGCTGATTTTTTTATTCCTTCTCGTCGAATGATTATTGAGGTAAATGGCAGTCAACATTCCACATATAATAGATTTTTCCATCGCAATAAATTAAATTTTCTTAAAGCAAAGCATAGAGATGCTGTTAAGAAGCAGTGGTGCGATCTAAATAAAATAGAATTAATTGAATTTAATTATAATGAGTCAATTGATGAATGGAGAACAAAACTTGGAAATTGATGATTTTTTTGCACTTATTGATAAATGGTGTGAGAATAATTTACTGAATATAAATCCCAACATAGATCAGGATATATTGAATGAAATATTTAATATTGACGATATATCAAATTTACCAATTGATGAGTTAAATAATATTATATTTCGTTTAACTAAATTCTTGTATCATATTCAGGGTGTCTATAATAGAGAAAGGGCTATTTCTAATTATGCATCATTATCAATATATGAAATCATATGTGATATTGACTTATCAGACAATGATAAATATTTAAAAGCAGAAGAAAAATATGCAAAAAAAATAAACATGTCTGAATTTACTAAAAAGTTATATAAATTATATGTAAATGCTAATAGTAAGGTTATTCTATTAGAATCTAGAATAAATACTATTGAGAAAATGATTGAGACTATTTCAAATATTAATAGAAGGAAGGTTTTTAAAAATGACAATTAACTTAGTTGAACTATTAGATTTGGCAGTTAAAACAAATAACGAAGAATTGGCCACTTGGATTAAAAATCAGTTGGCATCTAATCAACCAACTATTACAAAGAAAAGGGCTGGTCGGCCTCCAAAGAAAGTTGCGGACGTTCAGCAGGTTAAACCAAATAAACTCAAGACTGTCAAGAAATCCGTATCTAAAGCAAGTGACCAGACTAATACAGCTACTCAAAAAGTATCTAGAATTATTGATTTAGAACAATTTAAGACAAATACAGTATCGAAAAAAAGGTCTACTCCAATTAGGGGAACAGGACAAAATTTATGGCAGGATGATGGAATAGCAGAAAAGAATGAACTAAATGTTACACCAAATATTCCCCCGGTAAAAAGAGAACGGGAAAAATATAGTTTAAAAAGAATCGAATGTACTTCATGTAAAAATCAAATTAGTGTAAAACCAATACATGTAAGGGAAAATTTTATTTGTGATGAGTGTATTATTAAAAAGGGTCGAGTTCGTGAATAGTTCAGAAAGAGTTTATAATAGAATTTATAATTTACAAGAATCAATTTTTCAGCTTAATATTAGGCAAGAAACCGAATTATCGGAAAGCGAAATATGCAAAATAGAAAAGCGTAAAAAGAAATTACAGAAAGAAATAGATAAGCTATACAAAAAACTCAATAATACAGAATCATAATGCACGCATTAGATTGGATTGGATATATAATTGAATGGATAGGTAATTTTATCCCCAGAATAGCACATATAAAGAAAACACATAAGGGTGTAATGTACACTCGATCTGGTGCTAAAATTGTTGATGCTGGAATGCATGTTTATTTGCCCTTATGGACATCATTAGAATTATATCCAATAAAAAGGCAAACATTAAATATACCGCCGCAAACACTAACTACTAAAAATGGTGAAACTTTATTAGTAGCTGTTGCCGTAATATATTATATTAATGATGTATATAGGGCATTAGTTGGTACATACGAATTGCAAGATACAATCAGTGATATTTGTCAGCAATCAGTTAAATATTGTATATTGCAACATTCTTTTGATGAAATTATTCAAAATCAAGAAGAAATTGATGAAGAAATATGTGCGGATATATCATCATCCGTAATAGACTATGGCGTTGGAATTGAAAATGCATTTATTACAGATATAGCCAAAGTCAAAGTATTAAAAATTGTATCTTCTAACAACAATATTATAAATTAAGATAAATAATGAAAGATTTAGCTATAGAAAGGGCCATGCTGGCCTCATTGTGTCAATATGGACATGATGTTTTATTAGATTGTAGTTTTTTAACATCTGATCATTTTAATGAAAATAATCAAATATTATTTCATTGTATTAAATCCTGCCTAGATAGTGGTATGAATGTAGATATTACATCTATACTATCAAAAGCACAGGATCTAGGATATGATAAAATAATATGTACAGAGGATGAAGTATCATATATAAGATCATTATTTAATTTGCCAGTTGTTAAGAAAAACATTCCATATTATTATGAAAAGCTAATTAAGATAGATATTGCTCAAAAATTAAGGCAAAAATTAAAAAGGTCTTTAGAAGAAGTCGATAATATTAATGGTACTGAATCTATTAATGATATATTAGGTATTATAGAAAGGCCATTCTTTGAAATAACAAGTGAACTTCATAATACAAGTAATAATGTAGAATCAATAGGCAGCGATATATATGAGTATATTGAAAAACTAAAAGATAATGATGGGGCCCCTATTGGAATACCATCACCTTTTGCTGCTTATAATCAAGCTATAGGAGGCGGCCATAGAAGAAAGTGTGTAGATTTGATTGGGGCCAGAAGTAAGGTTGGTAAAAGTCTATATGCTAACGCTACAGCATTACATGTTGCTAAAAATTTGGGAATTCCTGTGTTATATTTAGATACGGAAATGGATAAGCAGGATCAACAAACACGTATTTTAGCAAACTTAGCAGAAATTACCATGGATGATTTAACTACTGGTAAATTTGCGGAAAGTGACGATGCACTCAATAGAATTGACAATGCTGCCAAAACATTAGAAAAAATACCCTACCATTATATTAATATTTCTGGACAAAGTTTTGATACTATATTATCTATAATGAGAAGGTGGATTCATCAACATGTGGGAGTAAATGATGAAGGGTCTACTAATGATTGTTTAATAATTTATGACTATTTGAAATTAATGAGTTCTGATTCTATTAGTGATAATTTACAAGAATATCAGGCTCTAGGATTTCAAATTACAGCATTGCATAATTTTTGCGTCAAATATGATGTACCCTGTTTAACATTCGTCCAATTAAATAGAGACGGAATCACTAAGAAAAGCACTGACGTAATATCGGGATCTGATAGGATTTTATGGTTATGCACATCTTTTTCTATTTTCAGCATAAAAAGTGATGAAGAACAGGCAGATGATAGGGCCAAGGGCATGAAAAAACCATTTAATAGAAAATTAGATCCTATTGTAGCAAGACATGGTGGATGTATGGATGAGGGTGATTATATTAATATTATGATGGATGGACAATATGGGCGATTGACTCAGGGCCCAACTAGGAATAATCTAGAATCATTTATAAGGGAAAAAGACAAGGGTTTTGTACATGATAAGCAACAACCAAATTTCTCTAATATCTAAAAAATTAATTGAAAATTTAAATATTATATTGGAACATTTTGAGATAGAATATAGCGAAACTAATACGAGGTTCTTTTTCTCATGCCCAGCACATAACGGAGATAATAATAATGCCTGCACAATATATAAAAATACAGGGGTATGGAATTGCCATACGGCATTGTGTCATGAAAAATACAAAAAAACTATAATAGGTTTTATTAGGGGCGTATTATGTTCTCGATTAGACAAAGATATAAGTTTTTTGGATTCTGTATCTTATGGGGCTAATCTTGTTGGATTAGATATAAAAAGTGACATAGATTTAGTAGATTTTAATAAGCAGCAGAAACTAGCCAACTATAATAAATTATATGATATTTTCATGAAAACAAATGATGGTGTCGGAGAGCCAATACATGATAATATATTAGAAGTGATAAAAATACCATCGGCATATTACATAAGAAGGGGTTATACAGAGGCTATTCTAAGAAAATTTAATGTTGGTGATTGTTATGATAGATCTAACCCAATGTTTAATAGGGCCGTTGTCCCTATATATGATGTTAATAAAAATTATGTTGGATGTTCTGCTAGGGCCACCACAGAAGGTTATAAGCCAAAATGGAAAAATACAGAAGGTATGCTAAAAACCAATTATATTTATGGTTTAGATCAAGCATATGATGAAATTAAAAGAACTGGTGTTATTTTCCTTGTAGAGGGGCCCGGAGATTTGTGGAGAATGCATGAAGCAAACTATAATAACACTGGGGCTTTATTCGGTGTCGCACTAACGGAGGCTCAACTAATTTTATTAGAAAGCCTTCCAATTTCTGATA